GGCATCGGATTACTTTTTTCGTTCATGTTGGAAACTCCTTTCTGACATAAAAATAGGAGACGCCAAGTGCTATTTCTGCATCTGACCTCTCTTTTTTAACTTGCGTTCTTTAATTGTTCTTCCAACGCAGCCGGAATGGGGATACCGGCTTTCTTTGCGTAGGCTTTGAAATACATCTGAATACGCATACCCAGCAGCGTATTCCGCTTGCCGATCTCATTACGATGGATTGCCATAAACAATACCTGTTTCTGCCCAATCAGAACCACCCGCTTTTTGGCACGCGTGATTCCGGTGTAGAGCAGATTACGGTACATCATGATGGTGTGCGCTTTGAGCAGCGGCATAATAACGGTCTCATACTCAGAGCCCATAGCCTTGTGGATCGTAGTAGCATAAGCCAGATCCACATTGCTCAAATCATCTACGCCGTATTCCAGTGTTCTGCCAGCGCCAAAATCCATGCCGATTTTTTTACCCTGGTCAGTGTCCTTAATATACCGGATGAAGCCCAGATCTCCATTAGAGACCTTTTCTGTGTTCTTGGTCTGCATGATGCGGTCATTGACCCGGAATATCCTGGGGCCAAACTTGATTTCTTCCTCCGCAGAGCGGAATGGGTTGACCAATTCACGAATGGTCTCATTCAGCTGTTCCGACGACGCGGCGCCTTCTGAACGGAAAGGTGAAAGAATCTGCACATTCTCAATGCCACTCTCCTGTATCTCCAAACAATACCGTTCTGTAATCTTTTCAGCGGTGTCTTCCTGACTATCACCAGACACGAAAACAAAGTCCGGTCCATAAAACAGTTTGGTATTGCCCTCGTTAATAAATTTGGCGTTATAGGCAATCAGACTGTCCTTCGACTGACGGAAAATCTGATCCAGCACCGTTACCGGGACGATTTGGGTCTCGATGATCTCACGAAACACATTTCCGGCTCCTACGCTGGGAAGCTGATCTGGGTCGCCTACCAGTACGATTCTGGCATTTGCCTTCATGCGCTCAAAGAATTTCTCGGCAAGCCACATATCCACCATGGAAAACTCATCCACAATGATTAAATCGGCCGACAGTGGCTCTGACTTTCTGTTCCGGCTACCCTCATCCTCTTCACTGGTCAGTCCCAGACCACTGTGTAATGTTCGGGCATCCTCAAAGCCGGTACTCTCCGACATCCTGCGGCTTGCCCGACCGGTAGGCGCCATAAGAGCAATTTTGCCATCAGGGTGCAGCCGCCGGTAAACCTCAAGTATCGTCCGCAGCACTGTTGTTTTACCAGTACCAGGAGAACCCGTAATCACTGACAAGCCATGCCTAAATGCTGCATAGACCGCAGCCTCCTGCTGTGCAGACAGGCGCAGTCCCATTTCAACCTTGACCTGTTCCAGCACCGGCGCAATATGCTCTACTGGCATCTGGGTGACCAGACGCTGGGCGATCCGGCGCGCCGTTTCATCCTCTTGGGCAAACACTCTGGGAAGATAGATATTATCCTTCACGGAAACGATTGCTCCATTCAGGATCATTTCCTGCATCATATCCCTGACTTCCTGCTGATGCAGGCGAAGCTCCGGTACAGGTATCTTCTCATTGAGCAGTTTCAGCGCTGATTTCTCCAGTTCTTCAGAACTGATGTACAGATGGCCTCGTTTACTCTTGCCCTCATCCAGCGCACAAAAGACAGCCCCTTTGATACGCATGGGGTCATGGAGATCGCCCCCGCTCTTTTGTACGATTGCATCTACCCGCCGAAATCCAAAGCCGGAGATCTGGCAAAGCTCGAATGGGCTCTTTTCCAAAATCTCTACGCTGGTCGGGCCGAAATATTGATATATTTTCAATGCCGTCTTGGGAGTAATCTTAAACGGTGCCAGCAAGGTCATAATTCCTTGGAGCATACGGTTTTCTGCATAAGAAGCTTTGATGTCCTCCAATTTATTTTCCGTAATGCCCCGGATCTCCAACAGCCGCTCCGGCTGGTGTTCCAGAATATCCAATGTGTCCACACCGAACCGCTCCACAATGTCTGCGGCAGTTTTGGGACCAATCCCTTTGATAAGCCCGGAGGCAAGGTAGCCCTCTACGCCGTTTTTTGTTCTGGGCACAATTTCACGCCACTGCTCCACCTGGAGCTGGACACCATACTTGCCTTTTGCCCATTCACCATCCAGTTCCAACTCTACCGCATCTGTCCGTGGAATCTCATACCCCACAGCTGTAAAGCGAATCAAATGGTCTTTGTACCGCCTGTTTGACCTGGCCTCAGCTGGCACACTCTGGTCTGCGGTTTTTACACTGATGATACAAAACTTATTGGCAGGATTATAAAAAATCGTCCCGTCGTAGGTACCAATACAATTCATCCTTTTTCACCTCACTAAGCGGCCTCCATAATCGAGGCTCTAACACTGAACCGTCTGGATTCGGATACTGTAACAAACTGCTCGTAAATATCCGGATGCTCCAGTTTCAACCGAAGCAGGTTATCCTTGTCGATGACGGACTTGCGAACAGGGGTATAGGTAACCGTATAGTTCACTCCCTCCTGCTCACAGACTGCAGTGCAGCTGGTACCCATTTCCGCAATCAACAGCGCCTTCAGACGCTGAATATCCTTGTCGATTTCTTTGGAGTACACCTCTGCATTTTTCTTTTCATCCAGAAGCCGCAAATACTGCATAAGTTTTGCAGTCATATCCAGGTCAAGTGCAACGGCCGGGGCATTTTTATCTGCCGGGCCAAAGTGTTTGCGTGCGCTCTCAATAATCAAGGCCCCACTTTCTGTATAGGGCGGCGGCACATGGCGCTGCACATGGTTTTCCCAGAAATACTGCTCCAAAAAGACCATCTCAGCCTCATACTCGAAATCACGCTTGACCTCCCGGATAATAACTTCCTCCTCGTTGTTACCATACAGGCAGCAAAAGAAACATCGGTCAAGATCCGTTACTGCCATATAATGACGCCCCTGAGATTCATAGTAGACTGGAACAGTCTCCTTCCCATTCATCCACCAGTTATCTCTGGCATTATAGTTTGTGGTCTTGATCTCAAGGATCGCTGTGGTGCCATCCGGCAGTTCCACAAAGTAGTCCACATCAGCCAGCATCCAAGGATACTGTGGGTGCTGGAACATCTTTTTGATTTGGTAGACCCGATATCCGGTTTTCCGCTCGAATATCTTTGCTACCAGAGGCTCCAGCAAATGCCCCATTTCCATGGCAACCCAGTTGCCCTCATCATCTTCCACTGACGCTATGTTCAGTTTGTCGTAGTACAGATCCCTGGCTGTCCGGAATGGAGAAGTGCCAAAGATTGCTGATACATCGCTGCCGCCGATTCCACGGCGCCGGTAATCCAGCCATTCTTCTTCTGAAAGATCTGCCGTTTCTACCAGCACCAGCGGTTCATGCCGCTTTCGTTCAGCACTATTGCTGCCAGACATATCAAATCCCCCTTCGTGATCTTCGGGGCAAAATAACTGCCCTCGCCATTGGTGCAACATTTTGGGGCCGGAGCGAAGATACTGCCTGTCTCTTCATCTTCCAGTCCGTGGAGTGTGCCGGCTTGACCCGCCGACCATTCTGCTTTCTTTTCTGCTTCACATTCATGTACATGACCTGCCTTTCTCAGTTTTGATTTATCCTTAAAGCCCTTTCAGGCTTACAGGCAATAAAAAAGCGAGAATGACAGACGGCATAAAGCCTGGCGTCCATAGTTGCCTATGAACCGATGTCATTCTCGCAATGGTGGGTAAATCCCGTAAAATAAAAAAAGCCAGCAATATACCGGCCTGAAAAGGCGCAGTGATACTACTGACACAAGTACAAAATTAACAGCGTGTGCAATGCAGTCATTACTCCGCAACACAAGCCCTAAAGCCTGTGTACCCTGACGGGCAACGCACAAAAATCAATTACATTGCAATTCTAACACAATATATAGTGCTTGTCAATTCAAACATTCTATATATTGATTTTGGATTTTCTTTAAATTTTCTTTCCTCTTTGCAGAAGTTCTTTCTTCCCCGCCTATTTATAGGATGTATCGGATCATTTGGTAATACCGGATGATCCCTACGCTCTTTTAGTACCTTGACAAGTTCATAACCTCTATGGGGAGTTATACAGGAATTCTGGACAGTGTGCGATGACCACAGAAGCGCGCCCATAATCGAAGTGTTGCACAGCAGCAGCCTGAAATACACGGCAGAACCGTTCTGGCGTAGGAAATGGCCCCATTAGAGTTCTTTTGTTATTTCAATACTTCCTGACCTCAAGACCGTTTTCATTGTTTTTGTTGAAAACCTTCTTCTACAAATCGTAAGGGATCATTGTAATCGAAAAAAGGAGGACGATTATGGAGAAAAGAAAACCGAATGACCTACCGCCGGAGCAGTGCTTGGCTGTTGATACCGATACCCTTTGCAAACTGTTGTGCTGTGGAAGGCACACTGCAGTACAGATTGGGGATCTTGCCAATGCACGCATTACCATGAACACCCGTGTCCTATGGAGTGTCCAGCGTATCAAAGAATATCTTTATGATATTTCCGGCTAAATAACCATGCCAGTAAGGCGCACTACACTTTTATAATCAGGAGGTACCAGTAATGGCAAAAGTGAGAAAAGACAACAAAGGGCGAAATCTTCGGCCCGGAGAAACACAACGGGCAGATGGCAGCTATATGTATGTCTACAAATTAGGCACTAAAAAGAAATATCTTTACGACTCCGATCTCGCAAGTCTTCGTGTCAAAGAAAAGCAGATCAACAAAGATAAGGATGATGGCATCCGTACTCAGGAAGCCATGAAGCTTACCCTGAATGATATGTTCAAGGTCTACATGAATAACAACATCAAACTGAAGCCCTCTACCAGAGCAAATTATCTTTACCTGTGGGACTTCTATGTGAAAGAAGAGCCTTTCGCTAACATGCCTCTGCCACAAATCCACAGAAGTGATATTCTCGCGTTTTATACCAAACTGCTGAAACACGGCTTTGCTATCAACTCACTGGAGAGCATCAACACCATTGTTCACCCTACGCTTGAAATGGCCGTGGACGACGATTACATCCGCAAAAATCCCAGCAAGGGCATTTACCGCAAGCTCAAGACGGATGGCAGCGCTCCAAAACCTAAACGGCGGATCGCACTCACTAAAACGCAACAGCAGAATTTCCTGCGTTTTATTGCCAAGTCCCCTACATACAGCCATTGGCTCCCCATCATGACTGTGCTCCTTGGAACAGGAATGCGTGTAGCAGAATGTACCGGCATTACCAAAAGCGATATTAACTTGAGCGAAAACACAATCTCCGTCAACCACAACTTAATCTACCGGGTCATTGACGGAAAAGCCGGATTTCACATTACCACTCCCAAAACTGAGAGCGGTACACGAATTATCCCTATCCTCTATCCAGAGGTGGCCGAGCAGCTTCGCCTCCAGATTGAAACCATCGACGCATTGTATCCAGACGATCAACTGGTGTTAGGAGGAGTTCACGGTTTTGTTTTCCGCAACCGAACCGGCTCATTCATGAGCGCCCACAATATCAATCGGGCGATTGAGAGAATCAGCGTAACTTACAACATGGAGGAAATGGATCAGGCTGAACTGGAAGACCGTGAACCGGATTTGCTCCCTCATTTTAGTGTTCACAACTTGCGGCACACCTTCTGTACCCGGCTCTGCGAAAGCACCAACGATGTTAAATTCATTCAGCAAGTCATGGGGCATGCCGATTTCTCTACCACAATGGACATCTACACCCATATCACACAAGAGAATATGCAGGAGAAGGCAAAAAACATTAGTGTGAACATGAAGCTGATGTAAAAAGAAAGGCGAATCTGCATTTTATAAGCAGATCCGCCTTTCATATTGCTTCATCCGGTTTCGTAGGGTCTCACGCAAAAGTTGTAGAAAAGTTGTAGTAACGCGATTTTTTGTAGTAAATGACCTCTTTAGTACAGCTTTGCTCCTGCCGGAATACTGTCATCCAGCATCAAAAGATTTAAGCCTTCCCGTCCGTCATACTCGTACACTGCGGAAATCAACATACCCTCGGAATCAATACCCATCATCTTTCTCGGCGGCAGGTTTGTGATTGCCACACAGGTCTTCCCAACCAGCTCTTCCGGCTCGTAATACTCGTGAATACCGCTTAAAATGGTGCGTTTCCGGTCTGTTCCGTCATTCAGTGTGAATTTCAGGAGCTTCTTGGACTTCGGCACTGCCTCACAGGCTTCGATCTTAACCACTCTGAAATCAGACTTGCTGAATGTTTCAAAGTCTACATCATCTGCAAACAAAGGCTCGATTTTCACCTTGGAAAGATCAATCTGTACACTTGGAGCGGACACGGTTGCATCCTCTGCAGAACCATTTACCGCTGCTTTTTCGGCTTTGTTTTCAGCCCGCTTTGGTTCCAGGGTCTTCATTGTCGGGAATATTACCTCGGCAACATCATAACTTCTCATAAGTTCTTATAACCCTTGTGTCACAACGTTTTGAGGACTTTTACAATAACGTAAGTTCTCATAAATTCTTATAATTTTTCGGGCAATTGGTGTCAAAACTGGTGTCAAACCCAGCTCAGGACACTCTGATTTTCCCTTCGAGATTTGCAAAGCTGGACATCTTCTTTTCCTTTGTTGCTTCGTTGTAGACATCCATCGTTGTCTCGATGCTTCGGTGACCCATAATTTCTTGGATTACCTTTAGGTTCGTTTCGTTCTCGCAAAGGCGAGTACAGAATGTGTGTCTGAGATTATGTGCGCTGAAGTGCGGAAGTAAAACTGGTTCTCGGTGTTCTTGTTCTGCACGCTCTGTTTCCTCGGCATTGCAGTCACGAATAATTCTCTCAAGCGCTCTATTGATGACGTGTGGATTTAGCATCTCTCCGAACCGGTTCTTAAAAATGAAGTTCGTGTATCCATCAACCTCGCACTCGTTGAAGCCTTCCTCCATATGTTTCAATCGAATCTGGAGTAAAGCTGCTCGCACGTCAGAAAACATTGGAATGATTCGCGTGCCAGCCCGTGTCTTCGGAGTAGTGATGTGGAGCTCCATCTTCCCGCTTTCTTGTTGACGATATATCAAATTATGGTTAATGTCAATAATATTTTGCGTGAAGTCGCAATCTTCCCACCTCAATCCGAGGATTTCTCCTATGCGTGCGCCTGTCCCAAGCATGACCGTAAACAGCGGCATCCAGTGTTTGTACGTTTTCGAACTGGAAACAAAATCGAGGAACCTATTTTGCTGTGTCTCTGTCAACGCATGACGCTTTGGTTTCTCCCAGTTATGGCTCTTCTTGATTTCTGCAATCACACCGTCGGTAGGATTTGTTCTTATGAACCCATCCCTCACTGCTACATTAAAGACCGGATGAAGAATCGTATGAATTATCTCCATACTGTTCGGCTTAAATCCAATATCTTTAATGAGGTGGATGTAGAACCGCTTGATATCGCTATACTTGATGTCGGCAATGTTCTTCGCGCCTATTTCGTCCTGCACATACTTCCTGTACATATACTTATAGTTGGTTCTTGTAGATGCTTTAAGCTCGTACTTAGTTTCAATGTAGGCGTCATAAAAGCTGTTCAGCGTCATCCTGTACGCCGTATGGGAGCTGATGCCGTCATCAATATCCCTTTGGATTCGTTTTATCTGAGTCCTTAATGGTTCTGTGCTACGCTTACCATCAGGCGCTTTATCTGACTCTACAAGCTTCCAGCTATAAATCGCTCGGCGTACTCCACCAGAATCAGTATAGCGGTACATATACTTCCCGTCGCTTCTCTGCACCTCACCTTCTCTCAGAACTCTGCCTTTGTTGTCTTTTCTTTTTTCAGGCATGGCTACTCCTTTTGTCTGAAAATGAATATCAACATGGCATTCTCAATATACCATAGTCTGGATTCACTTTCAAGTTAGATGTCATATAAGGTTGAGTTGGTCAACAAATCGCTCGAATTTTGTACGTTTAATCTGTGGGCGTGTGCCATTCCAAAGAACAAAATCAGCGTCTTTGTTTTCGCTGACAATCTTACGCAGCTTAGTTTCTCCGATGCGGAAGTATTGTGATGCCTCCTGAATTGTCAGTGTGTACCTTTCCCAAAATGGGATTTGCAGGGTGTTAATAATCTCGCCTCCTCGTGCGCTGCGCGTATGTAAAAAAGAAAGGGCTGGCAGTGAAGCCAGCCCCATGTCTACCTCTTGAGTAATAAGGAACCTAATCAACGATACTGATTACTATGTAAGCAATGACTACGATAATAACCGGAATCCAGACAGGCGAAAGTACCCACCACCAGTTCCAATCAATCACGCCAATCAGCTTCAGAACGATAAAAACTACGGCGAGTACATCGCACAATCCAAGACCTTTTGAAGATGAGTCTTTCATGTGTGGTTCCTCTTACGCCTTGCTGTCCGTGGAGCCAATACCTCCGTTTCTGACGCCGGTTGCATCATCGGAGTATGTAATCCCATACGGAATGAAGATGGCTTGTACGAAACCGCTACCCGCCTCTACGGTGATTGTTTTGCCTTCATTACTGTCATTCGTAATCTTTGCGAAAATATGCCCCTCGTTGTCAGAGAAGTAATAATCGCTGTCAATTACGCCCATTGTGTTGTTGAGCTGAAGCCGATATTTGAAACCCAGACCACTGCGAGGCAGACAACCCAGCCACCAACCATCATCAATCTTAACCCGGATGCCTGTAGGAATTTTGATGGTTTTACCGGGGCTCAGTTCGAAACTGAATGGTGCCTTGAAATCGTAACCTGCAGAGCCACTGGTTGCACGCTTAGGGATTTCAATCGACTCCCACATAAGTCGAATTTCTTCTTCTGACACCAACACGAAGTCGTCGATATCTTTGTTGAGGTGGGCAAAACCACCCGCTTGAAAATCTTCTTGAAATTGTTCAAAGCTGACCTTTTCAAATTCTCCAACTCTATGCATTGTGTCCTCCTTAGCTATTTGTTTTGCAAGCACAAGACGGCTCGCCCCACCAAGGCTTAACTGTTTCTTGGTAGGTTTGAAATTGCGGGAAGTACATAGTGTCGTCATCCTCGGTCGTCTCAGTGACCGTCTCTCTTACGACTTTCCCGTCTGCGTCATACTCACGGACAGTTTCCTTGATTGTACGTTTAATCATATATCCTCCTTATTTTCGTTTGGACGTTTTACTCTGTTTTTGTATAGAGACCGCAGTGGCAGGTTCCACTTGCCATCTCTCTGAATTCCTTACACATACACTTTGTGTCCTCGTTTTTTTCGATGGCACATGGACAGAAGCCATTATTGTCTTTCAATGCTTTACGCATATCGTTAACAAACTCTTTGTCTGGATTGATGTTGATTTTCATTGATGTCTTCTCCAATATGTTTAACTGTCGAACCGCTCTGCGTATTGATTATCAGAAGCGAGTTCGACGCCAAGCACTTCATCAAATATGTGCTTTTGGTTTGGGATGTATCGTCCGAACTTCACAATCACATTTCCATAAGTGGCAAGCTGTTGAATCCATTCAGGGACTTCTTCAAAGTAGTAACCAGTATAAATAACAACGTCGTCTTTGCACTGGAATTGACCGCGAAGAACCTCAAGAAACGAACACAGCTCATTAAATTGTTCAAGCGGTTCAAGCCCACCAAACACGATTGATTCTGTAAGCGGATTATTCAGATACCGGAGGCACAGTTGTTCGTCGTCAATACTGATGGGGGCGCTTGCACGCCACCCATCATTTTGACAGACCGACAACGGGATACCTGCTTCAATACAGCATTTACCGCCACAAGAAATCGTTCCAATGAACATCGCTGGCTTTTTATAATTAGTGAAGTCTTCATCCACAATTGTCTTTACTCTCATTCGCTCATAGCCTCCGCATAGCTGTACCACTGTCTTGTGTTAAACTCACGGAAACGGTCTTTGGAGTAAGCCCTTGATGGGACGAGATACCCAACAATGCGCTGGTATGTATCAAAGACAGGCTCACCGCATACTGGGCAATGGTCAGTGCCAACAAAGCCGTGATGGTTCTTGCACTCGTTGATACGAGTGTTGAACGCAAAGTAAATCACGCCAGCCTGAGCAATCTTGTTCAGCATCTTCCACGCTGTTTCCGTGTTAGGGAAGTTGGATTCCAAGTTGATATGTGCAATGCTACCGCCAGAACACTTCTCATCAAGGATTGAGCTGAGGCGGAGCTTCTCCTGAATGGTGCATTTCGCAGACAGTGGAATCCACTGGTTTGAGTAGATGAACTTGTCATTCTGGTCGTACAGAACGTTGTCTTTCTGGCACAGGATAACTGCCGCACGCTCTGCAGGAACACTCTCGATGTTGAAAGAGTAAGCATCGGTGAAGTTGTCCTTGACCTCATTCAGCACCTCAAAGATTTTGCTTGCAAAAGCGATGCCTTCATCGGTGTAACTGATGTAACCAAACTCATCCGTCTTGGTGTAACCAAATGCCTCGATGACTTCATACAGACCAAGGATACCCATTGTGCAGTATTGCTTGTCCATCTCGACCGCGCCATCCTGATAGTTGGGGAGTAACCCCTTCTCAACGTTTCTCTGGATGATATGGCGTACAGTATCGAGTGTCTTACAACACAGCAACGCACGCTTTTTGAGCAGAGCAAGATACTTTTTCTCGTCACACTCAGTTTCCAACGCAATCCGCATGAGGTTGATTGTGTTGACCTTCACAGAACCGATGGAGAGCGCTGTACCGCCAATCGAGTTGATGAACGCATTGAGTTTTGAGGTATCAGACAGCAGGCGGCAACAGTTACTCAGCGTGTTTACATCGCCGCTGATGAAGAAGTTACTGTCATTCCACGTTACATTGTGGTCGGAACACCATCTGGCGAACTCTTCATCGACGAATTTGCCGTCACGGTAAAGCAAACTGTATGTCAGCACTGGGAACGTAAACATATTCTCGCTTCTAATTTGCGAAACGACCTCCATAAAGAGCTTTTGATGCTCAATCAGCTCTTCAACACAGTCAATTACATATGTTCCGTCAGGATATTGCACGCCGCCGAACAACGCCTCAATGTAATTCCGGTCAAAAATTGACACATTAACAAAAGCAGTCTGGTCGATGCGCATAAACGGCTGGTTCAGGCGGTAGATAAACTTCTGGAAGCACTGCTTGATGTAGTATTCGGGGTTCTTAATGAAGTGACCACTCTCACAGTCCTTTTTCCAGAAGTAATACGTCCAGATAAGGACGTTGGGGATGCCTACAGCACCGGAACTACGATTGCTCATGTAGCTGATATACTCAATTACGTCATCCATGAACGTTGTGAGGTGCTTTGGAGCCTGATTATTGTAGTTTTTGAGGAAGAAAAGACCCTCGGTTGCCAGTCTGGTCAGGTCATAGGCATAGCAGTACGGCAGATATGTAGAAGTAGACGCATCATGCAGATAAAACCCGCCGTTATACTCTGTTTCAAGCCATTCACGGGCTGTTTTCAGGTTGTAGCGCTTCTTCATCTCATAGAAAATCTTGTTGAAAGCGAACAGCTTATCGTGAGATTTACCCTTTTCATTCAAAAGACTGCGAATATCCTTGTTGGATGCGTTCGCATTGGCATCGATGGTCACGTCGGCGACATTCTTGTCAATAAAACCATCGATGAAATCCGAAAAGTTCAGTTGCGTTTCGTGGAAACCGTTCAGGTACTCGAAATCTTCACCATAGCGCTCATTGAGTGTGGTCATAGCCTTTTCAAAGTCCCTGTTCATTTTGAGTGGAATGTTCATTGCTTAATCTCCCTTCGCTTATTGTTGGTTCACCCAGTCATTTGCTGTCGAGAAGTCAAGTAATTTATTGTTCACACTAAGAACGGGCACCTGACTGATTCCAAGTGACAGCATCTCATCCACAGAATTGTTCTCTGTGTACTTGATACCCTTTTCTTCCAGCTTCTTTTTCAGAACCTTGCACTTTGGACATCCTGTTGAGTACAAAGTAATTGCCATTGGCACCTCCTTCCAACCTTTAAGGTCGTCTTCCTCTGCAAGAAGCGTAATTGCTGAATAAACCTCAGCCCATGTTTCTACACGGAGCATCCCATTGGCTTCTGCATCATATTTTTTATTGTGTTGTGCAGTCATAAGGATTTTGAAATAGTTCCCACCCTCAAGATTGTGCGTACCATCATCGATGAGAACATCACCATTCACAAGCTGCTTGTGGGAAGTGATAATGACATCGTTCCACGTTAGGAACGGGAAGTATTTGAATAACACCCGTTCCATTTTTGATGCGAGCGTATGGTAGTTCGATGTGGTTACAATCAAGACCTTATGCCCATCTGCAATAAGCTTTTGCAAAGTTTCTGATGCACCATCAATTGGTTTAACACAATCCCAGAAATCATCCTCGAACAGTGGTGCGTACACCTGTTCATTCGTGAGCGTCGGGAATGCTTTAGAAATATCCCAACCGGTGATGTCTGTCAGCTTTGTAGTCGTCCCGTGTCGTGCATTTAAGTAATCAACCCAAGCACTCGCCAGTGACTCAATCGTGTCATCCATGTCAACCAAGATTGTCAGATGCTTCATTTAGCCTCCTTACAGTTCATCAATCGTCATTTGGTGAGAACCAAGGTATTCGACCAACCAATCGATGACATTTCTTTTCAGGTCAGTCATTGACCCGTTATTCGTTATGTAATAATCTGGCTCAACATCGTCGAGCGCTGTCTCAGAAGGGTGTGCTTGCTGCTCTGGGGTGAGAGGACTCTTAAAGTTTTTTCTGACAACACGCAAATTAACTGTGTCCATTCCAGCTTCTTTGAGATAATCAATCTCATTTGGGAATCGGCAATCAGGAATCAGCACATAGTCCCACTCATTTGGGAATAGCTCCAAAATTGATGTAACAAACCCTACCCAATAGTCAGGGCGTTTCTGCCGAATGATGTCTGTTCCGACATATTGAAGAATATGCCGACCAGCATCATCTTTCTGTCCGTCCCATCCAAAGAACTGCTTGCAAATATATTTGAGCAGGTCTGCGTAATGGGTAATCAAGACTTTATATCCGTCTGCTTCTAAAGCCGCTTTAAGCAATCCAGCAGTGGTGTCTTTACCGTTTTGCGCTTTACCAGAAATCGTAATGACTTTCACCTGTCAACCTCCTTTGTGTTGCTTCGCATACTTTCGGAATTTATCTATGGCTTGTCGAACATTCATTGGCGAATCTGGCGGTCGCCACTTGTGTTCGCCGCCGTAGTACAGCTCTCTGACCTTGCAAAATGCCGCAACCACAGGCTTGTCTGTATCATCCACTTTGTGTTCACAAACAATTGCAACTGCCTTCTTACCAGCCTTTGTAAAATCATCGACCATTCTTTGGATAGCAAGTCGTTGCCCGTATGGTACTCTTGCATCCTTGTGTTTTACTTCGAGGAGTATGTATTCTGAGTCGTGATACTCAATTAGCCCATCGATATCCGTAGGGTATATCCCGTTATCAAGTTCAAGCCCTTTGAAGTCGATGAGTTGTTTCATACGTTTGGGGTTCAGTATCTTGCTTTTCATAAGACCTCCAAATTCAAGCAAGTCTTGGTCGGTTGTCGTCATTGCCGAATAGCAATACAGCCGCAAGAATCACAACGGCAACTGAAAGCGCCCCATTCATTGTTTGTGCGGCATCATACCGCAGGTCTTTTTCTCTGAGCAAAAACCCATGAGCTTGCATTTGGGCATGAAGTAGTGGTCTACGATGTATTTCCATTCCTCCGAATAGTTCCCCAAAGCATCGCATACATCGTTGAATAGCCCCCTATATTCATGGTAGGCTCGATTGCACATTCTCTGATGCGACATATCTATCAGGTTACGCATATTGTGCTTACACACAATTTTCGTCTCCATGCCAAGCGGAAGCCCTAATGCTGAGTCCTCACGAGGAACACCAATAGTGTCGAGGCTCTCTAAGTATGATTTGATATGTTCCATCAAATCTTCATAGACTTCTTTCGCTTCTGGATTACCTTCGATGCTTGGCGGCGTAACATATCCAAAACCATGTTCATAGTCGATATATCGCGTACTCGCCTGAAGGCGTGTGGGCAGACCGCCGATATGGGTGTACCACTCACGGATGACCCGTGCCGAATACCCTTCAAGAGTCAAATACACATCAGGGAACTCAAATGTTCTCCCATGTCCGCTCTCAAGACAGTCAATGCCTCTGAGATAATTCTTCTCATCATTACTGGTATTTGCTCCCCAGCAGATACCAGCCTCTACACCAATCATCGTGATTGGCTTTTTATATGTATAATCTTGAACAATTACTTTTCCCATTCGTTACTTAACCTCCGTAAAGTTCTGGGTAACTGCTATAACACAAATAGGTATAGCCGTAATAGCTGCTGTACAGTTCAAGATAAACGCCGCTACCTTGTACCCCACCAGACTGGAATACGACTGACGGTTCATTCAAAACACGTTCGCCACTTAAAAGGCGGGCTGCTGCTTCAACGCAGGGTTCAAACGGAGTCAGGTTTTTGAAATAGTCTGTATTCGCGTTAGCATATTGTCCCTCTGCGTGAATGACCTCTTTGATTGTGTCTGGGAACTCTGGCGAGTCAGCTCTGTTGATAACCACCTCGCCAACAGCCAGCTTCCACTCAAAGGGCAAACGCTTGTCGCCACATTCTGCCGTGATAATCTTTGATAGCTCAAGCAAGTCTTCAAAGAAAACCTTTGTCACGTTTAAGCCGAGCACATCGATTTTCTTGTTTCTGGCTTTCTCTGCAACCACGCCCGCTTCATAATCACCGTTTAAGCAACTCTGCTTCATTATGCTGAGATAATCAATGTCATCAGAGAAGCCGTCTACTCCCTCCGTGTGGCGCACTGCCTCCTCTTCTGGCCCCTCAATTGTCTGGTTTGCGTCTGTCGCTGTGATAGCGGTTTCCAACGCATCGACTTCCGTTTTCTCCTCAATGGTCAACAGCGTTTCTTGTCTGGCAGATGCGCTACTGCATCCGCAGATTGAAACGCACATCATAGATACCAGCAAGAAGATAGTGAAAATTTTTCGCATTGTTCTACCTCTCTACTGCCTACGAAAAAAGAGCTCCAGAGTGTTTTACTCTGGGCTCTTCCACATAGTATGTTTAGCCTCTTACTTTTCTTATGCGTGCTGGAGAGTTTCTTTAATGGCAAAACTGCCAAGGAACTCATCCAACATTTTTGTATCGCCGGGATTCAGCGGTTCTTCTGCCCGTGGTGCTCTCGGACGTGCCGCTCTCTGTGCTCGCACCGGTCGTGTGGGTTCAGTAGCAGCGACCGGAACAGCACCGAACCAATCAACTGTCGCACGACCAGTGGCATTCCAATCAAGCTGCGGTGTCGTTACCGGTGTCGTTACTCCTACGAGGTCTTCCATTGCAAGGTCTACAAGCGGGAGGTCAATCGGAATCCCATCGACAAACAACTGCCCATCTCTATAGTTCATTTCTACTGGACGCGCAGCATTAACTGCTGCAGCAGTTACCGTCTCCGCCGCATTTGTCTCATTGATGGCATCAACAGCGGTATTTGTTACGGTTACATTGGCTGTTGCCCTTGTACCATTCCCAAAACTGACGGTTAACCCCATGTCCCGGAAGCAAATCGGTTCTCTGCTCTCAAGCTGGAACAGTCTGTTCTCATCGCCGACAACGATAATGTCATTTACCTCCATACCGTTGTAATACTCCATTCCGAGCATAGCCGGTTTGAGAATATCGCTGTACCCCTGCTCATTGACAATACCAATTCTGTACCCACGATAAATACCGTGGTCAGTATTGCGAACATCAAACGTGACACCTGCGTGTTCAGAGAGGAATCTATAAACGTCTCTCGTTACAATCAACGCAATTTCGCATCCTCCACCCGTATAGGCTCGTACTCGCGCTGCTTTCTGAAGAGCCTCCTCCAAAGCATTGTTGAACTCTGCTCTCGTCACTCGTCATCGACCTCCTCAATTGGAGACACATTACACTCGCTTACGAGCTTGTCGAAGCAGTCACAGCAAAGCTGCAAATCAACATTGTCTCCGTCATGGATACTGCCGTATCCGATATGTTGTCTATGTATAGAGAAATCTTCCTGCAGGTCAAAGAGGTCAAGCTCCTTGCCGCAATAATTGCAGACACGTTTGTCTGACAAGTTTCGCACCTCCTATGCACTTATAAAATCTGTGTTTTATATCACCCTTACTGTTGAAGCAGCAGGTTTGATTTTGAAACCACTGAGGAAGTCGTCCAGTTCCTCACCGCCATATGTTCCATCGGTAAACCGCAATGGCTGTTCACAGCGTTCAATCTCAGACAGGATGACCGTGTTCAAGTCACTTAGGTATAGGATGCGGTTAAATGTGCGCCCCTTGAAATTTTGCGTGTCATATGCGGTAATGAAATACATAGCGGATGATTTCTTCGTGTTTAGAATGGAGTATGTATTAGAGAAAGACGCTACATCAAATCCTCTTTGCATTACCCATCCCGGAAGATTCCCCAACTCTATTTCCCTCCAAAGAATCTCGACCAGCTCTTTGGTATTACGCATATTATCAAGTACGACACACACTGAAACATTCTCTTGTTGAGAGCAGAACAATAGTGCTTCTGCCAATGTGTCTCCGGTTAACACTTCCATGTTTTCACCTCCAATTACAGAACCTTGTCATACGCTGTCAGCTTGAAATACTCACCATCGCGCTGGTAGCCTTTACAGTAAATAATGTCACCGACTTTAACCGGTTCTTTCTTAAACTCACGATTGAATAACGTGAACCTACTTTCCTTGCCGCTACCGATTGATTTTGTGAAGACGCTGTAAGCAAATTGCTCACCATCTCTTCTCCGAACCAGTGGCTTCATATCTGTTATGTATAGCTTGCGTCTGTCCGCTTCATTGCCAGACACATATCCGATATAGCCCATCACATCATAGAAGTTACGGACTTTGATAATATCGCTTAGGTCGTCCATGCCAACTGCTTTTACCGCATCTTCTGCGCCACGCAAAATTGACATCACATCAAGAAGTGTGTAGCTCTTAGCTTCGCCACCAGACTTTGTAACACCGACCGCGTATCGCTTCACAATTTCTTCGAGTGGTGTTCCATCAACCTCAGTCTTTTTGATTTGCTTCGCTTGACCTCTCTTGAAGATATTAAAGAACAGGTCAACCATCCGAAGCAGCTCACGCTGATTGCCGAAGTCAGAGAAGAAATCAAGCTTAATCAGAATATCAAGCTGCCTTGAGTTAATACTCGTTTTTTCATCGAGGTCTTTCAACAAATCCATAAAACAGGAATACTTGTTTTTTGCTGCAAGGTTGTACAGTTCATCGGCAAGACCAGCGCTCATATACTTGATTGACGTGAGACCCTTGGCGATGATTTTCCGCTCTCTATCGAAGAAGTATTCACCTCTGGACAACCCCCATTTAGGCAACGTAACTCGAATACCGACCTTATGGGCATAGCTTGTAATGTCAGCAGTCTTGTCCATATTGTCTCCGAAGATATTCAATGCTGCTGTTAAGAACTCCAATGGGTAATAGTAGCGCAAATATCCGCAGATATAACCGATGGACGAATAAGCGTCTGAGTGGTTCCACGAGAAGCCATACGCTGACGCATCCAGAATGATTTGCAGGAACGGCTTGATAACCTCTTCGCAACGCTCTGCACTCATCTTGTACGCCTTTGAGCAATAAGCCACAAAGCGTTCTTCAATCTCCGGCAAGAGCTTTTCTGTTCCTTTTTTCTTGGCAATCGCTCGGCGGACGTTGTCTGATTCCGCGCTTGAGTAGCCGCAGAACTTAACCAAGAACTGCATAATGGTTTCCTGCATTGCGATTCGTCCTGCCTCTGGAGCAAGGAACTCATTCAGTGCGTCAAAACCGTTATCGTAAAACTCGCCTTTGGCTACACTATCACGGAAGCTGGCACACGCAGGTCGGAGCAAGCCGTTACCAAATGACATCCACTTTAGCATTGAGAAATTTGGAATCTTTGACCGAGCAATATCGAGCGTGGCATCAGACATGAACTGCTTTAGATAATGCTGTGCGCTGTCAGACTCCCATTGGAAGATAAGCGTCGTATCGTCTCGGATACTTCTCCACACATTCATATCCTCCATATCAGTGTTGTCTGGCGTCAAGCGCTCAATCCCAAGCATTTTACAGGTATCGTTGATGACACCGATATTATCCAAGCCAAGGATGTCAAGCTTGACATACATCAAGTCGTCCAGCTCTTTCATGTTAATCATGGATACCGGATACTCGGATGTGGAGATACTGCACAGACCAACCGTTTGGTCAATAGGTAGGTCACTGATAAGGACTCCACTCGGGTGTGTACCGATGGAGACGATTGTTCCATTAACGATATCTACATACTTGAAGACATCTGGATACTTCTTTCGGATAGCATCTTCATGGAGCTCCGCTTCTTTGCAGATGTGGTTTGCCACTTGAAGATAGTTCATGTCTGCGCGGTCTTTATAGAGAGCGCGGCAAACATCGCGGATTGCGCCTTTGAGTGCAATGGTATTAAAGGTAATAATTTCTGCTGAACGAATACTCGGCAGATTCATCTTATCTTTAAGCAGGAACCGCTTAATTGTTTCTCTGTCCTTGCCAGAATAGTCCGTGTCAATATCAGCATTTGTAACACGGGACGGATTCATAAAGCGGAAGAAGTTCAAACCATACCTCATACTGTCCATCTGCGTAATCCCCAAGAGATACGCAATCATGCTACCTGAAACTGAGCCACGACCATAGCCGCACTGGATATCGTTTTGCTTTTCCCACTCACGCAAGTAAGTTTGGAGCAGCATAAAGTCAATTGACTTCGTTGCCTTATAAACATCGAACTCTTCATCGATAGTTTTCTGCAACTCTTCCTTTGTGTGATGCTTGAGTGCATATGGGTGGTTCTCAACTGCTGTCTGAATCTTGTCACGGAACGTCTTCTCGGGTTCAGAGTAGATATGTGGGTACTTTGTA